GGCCGAGGATTTTTGACGAATCAGTCTGAACCCTGCAAATCTTGGCCTTGTCGTTTTCCTCTGTCAATAGCCAATAAGTAGCGTTTGACTTTGCAAACAATTGACCGGCCTTGTCAATGTAAACGTCCGTGTATGTATTTGTAGAAAAAGAAAGAACCTGCCCGGGAAATGTAACCTGATTTCCCTCAACCCATGCCGTGCCAGTCGGAAAAGTTGCAGTTAAATTATTCCATCCGCCAGTCGGTGGCAGTGGCAACAATCCATCAATCACATAAGGGTAGGAGTTATTAGCGCCGTTTGCTGCCGCTGTTGATTCAATTTCATTAAACAATGCGGAGAAAACAAAGTTTTTATTTCTGTCTCTGAGCGTTATTGAATAATTACTTGGCACGTAAACATTAGACGGGCTTCCATTTCTTGAGGCATAGCCATTTACTGTTCGTACTGGCTGGCTTGCCTGAATCGTTAAACTTTCATCCCAATAAATTTCTACCGGCACTGATTCAGGGTTTTGCCCATATTCACCAAAATAAATATAACCATTTTCTAATGGCGTGCCATCAGTACCATAATAAACTTCAAACGGTGATTTTGCTGTTTGTGCCATTATTCACCCAACGCTTTCTTTACACGAGCTTTTAATCTTGCATCTTTAATATGCTTGCCGGACATCCGAACACCAGTTAATACTGGGGCAGCAACTCCAGCAGCAGCACTAATTAACATATCGAGACCTGCTAAAATAACAGATGCTGTATTACTTGTATTTATTGCTCCAGGTGGTGATGTAAGTACGTCTTTTGCAATTTCATTCAAAAGTCTAATTTTTTCTCCACCTTTTTTACCATAAATAAAATCAAGTTTTCCTGATTTATCTAGGCCAGAAATAACACGGTCTAATTGCGCTGCCGAAACAATGGGGTTTCCCATAGTGTCACGAGCAACATTTTTAGTTGCTTGGTCACGAATATAAGCAAGAGTTCCGCCCTGCAATTCATTCCATGCCTGACTTCCTTTGGCGCCCTCAGTTTGGAGTAATCTCCTAATCTGACGAACTGAATCCAAAGATGCGGTAGGCGCAACAATTGAACGATTCAATACATCCTCAAGCGCAATTACACGATCAACAGAGCCACGCTTTGTTCCAAGCATATTTTTTACAATGCCAATATCTTCATAATTCTGAGCATATCGCGCCCTTGCTGCTCTAGCCTTTGAATATAGATTGCCACCCGTGCCCTCTGTCTGTGCATCAATTAATGACTTTAATTCGGAAGCAACACGCAAATCATTAGGGTCGTTTTGCTTTGCAAATCGGTTAATAGCGGCACGAATTTTTTCAGCCTGCTGAAGCGTAACCGTACCCGATGAAATAGTGCCTTCTGCCAATGCGCCACCGCCAACTTCTTGCACCTTTAATTCATCTGCAATTGTTTGCAGAATAGGAGCGGAGGAACGACCAGCACGATTCTGGTTTAGGTAATCTGCAATCGGCGCAAAATCAACGGGGGCAGAAAGTTCACCCGCCTTTTCTGCTTCTTTGTAAAGAGTTCTAATTTGCGCTTTATCTTTTGCAGCACGGGAGCGCAATGCCTCAGTGACAGATACACCAATTGAACGCAAATCAGGAGTTTGTGCGCCGGTCATATCAATGAACGCATCCATGTTCTGAATGAGTTGCTTATTTTGCTGTGCGAAACGCTCACGAATTGGCTCGCCAATTTCTGGGTTTTTAGCCATTTCACGTTCAAATCGTTGCTGTTCAAATGTACGTGTTTTCTGCCCTTCTGTCAGTTTAATTGGTACAGGCAATTCAGCAGCACCTGTTTCACGAATCAAAGCCTCTGGAGTTGCAGCAGCTCCGACCGAGCCACGTTGAACAGAAGCAGCAGGAGAGACTTTTTCACGTACCGCTGTAATTGCCCTTTGTGCTACTGGCTTAACCGCTTGTGCGGACTGCTGTGCGACTTCAGAGGCAATACCAGCACCGGCCTGTATTGCTGGCCTTGCTGCCTTTGTACCTTGGGCGATCATCCCAAGTTCACCGGTAAGTGGTGTCACAGGCAAAATTTGCTGCAATGCTTCACCTACTGCCCTTGTTTGCTCTTGGCCTGCTTGTGTGCGTGGCTCATAAGTAAGAGCCTGTGCCCCTTTTGCAGCAGACTGTTCGACAAGTCTCGCGGCCTGCGGCGTTCCAAATTGGCCGGACAAAATCTGCTCCGCAAGTCCTTTGAGGGTGCCGCCAAGCATACCAAGCGTACCGCCAACAGCGCCAGTTCCTGCTGCTAATGCAGCCTCCCCAGTTCCGACTAACTGTTCACCTATTCCGGGCTGAGCAGGGGAAGGAACGGTTTCAGGAATTTGCGTATCAGGTATTTGCAAAGATACGTCCTGACGAGCACGTGTAATCACTGCAGCGAGTTTACGGGCTGCGTCAGTGTCACCGGCCTTGTCAGCGTTAATTAACGCACGTTCAAGTTGTTGCAAAGTCGCCATAATTAACCGCCGTATTTTTTAAGAATCGAATCAATTTCAGATTGTCCAGGCGCTGATTGGGGCGTATCCGGAACTCTGGCAGGAGAACCAGCGGGGATTCCATATCTTTTAATAGTGTTATCACGTGCCTTTGTCGTAAGACGTTGAATTTCTTTCAAATTTGAAAAAAGTTGCTGAGGAGATTGCCTCAAGCTTAATGCCTGTAAGGAGTCTTGCAAAGTCTTTAAATCTTTATCGGACAATGCGCCTTTCATTTCACCGATACGCGACATTGTTACTTGACTCTTTATCGTCTCAACGGCTTCCTCTAAATCCGCAACATCACTACTCAAAGTGGGAAGTCGTGACGAAATCGGACCCGTTGCCGATTTTACCGTGCTAGTATAATCAATTATTTTGCCGCTCTTGTCTTTTATGACAGACTTGTTCAAAATTCCATCAACACTATTAAGCAAGTTATCCATCTGACCCAATTGGGTCTCAGCCTCATATGTTTTCCCACGGATTGCCTCATCTCTCTTATCTTGCATCTCTTGTAGTTTAAGCCCCATTTCTTGACGCTTCAACGAATTCCCTTCTCTGGAAATTTGGGCGTTTAATGCAGCAATACGTGAATTTTCTTTTGCAATCTTGATGTCCTCTTGAATCTTGCTGATATCCCAGCCTTTTTTCTGAATATCTAAAACCGCACTTGATTCCGCAAATTTTGATTCTATTGCCGCTTTATCTGCTGTTGATTTTGCTTCGGAAACCTCAGACGGAGCCTTATTAATTTGCAAAAACTTTTCAGGATTAAGTGACGAAGCAATAAACCCAGCAGTAGCGCCAGCAACTTTAGGGTCTCTTTCTAATTGTGATTTTAATTCTAAATAATCACTTGCGTCTTTTCCTGAGTTTTCAAATGCTTTAATCTTTGTGTCTAGCAAATTTCTAGCGTAATCTATATTTCCAGTTGAAATAGAATTGTAGATTTTTGAGGCGTCATTGAATGCTGTTTCTTTTTGGGCGTCTGTAATTAATTTTCCTGCTGAAATAATTTTTTCTGCATTGGTTGGGTATTTAATTGCAAACTGTCCGAGTGCGTCAGCAGTTGGGTTTTTAAATAATTCCTGTGCGTCTTTAGAATACTGCTCCTCTAATAAGCGTGCTCTTTCAGCGTTTTGTTGCTTCGCTTGCATATCAGAGATTGCTGACCCAATTTGAAAGCCAATCAAAGCCTTTTTAAAAGGGTCTTCAGGAGGGGCTACGTATTGAATTGGTTGCATTTTTTACCTTATTGGAAAGATTTTGTATTTGTACCGGTTGGTGTTATTTGTTGGCCCTGCCCGCCACCGGGAACAAATTTTGCACCCACTTGCGCAATGCCAAGAAGATCGCCAAAAACATTTCTTTGTAAACCACCTTTAGCCATTATTCCACCAGCTTGAGCCGCCCCTTGTTGTGCAAGCAAATTCGCTATTGCCCCAGCTGATTGCATACCTGCTCCGGCCTGCCCTGCTGCTGATGCCTGCCCAAGGGATGTAATGCCACCAAGGTTTGCATAACGCTGCTGAACCAACTGATTTAATAATCCTGGGCGAAACTGTGCCAATGCACCTTGAATGTTTCCACCGCGTAAACCACCTGTTGCACTGGCTTGTTGCAACAATGCGTTTTCACCTTGTTGTTGCATGGCCAGAAATTCTGGTGATTGTTGAATTCCTGCATACGCCGCTTGTTGAGCCTCTGCCCCCTGCAATCCTAAAATGGCCTGCTGTTGCTCCATTGCTCCCTTACCGGCTGTCACGTACGGTGACATTAGCTCAATGAGCTTATCAAATTGCCTACGCTCCTCAGTCATTCCAGCTTGTGCCATGCCGGCCTGAGCCTCTGCCGCTTTTTTTCCAGCCTCAGCCTGTTGAGTTGAACCGGTAAAAGTTCCAATTACTTTACCAACACTACTTACAACTCCGCTCATATTTCACCTCTTAAAATTCTGAACATAACCATGTTTTGTAATTCTCCATCTTTCATATCCGCACATTGTTTAATGCCTTCAAATATGAAACCAATCTTTAAACAAAAGTTAATCACACTTCCATGAATTTGCATCACTTGAGTAGAAACCCTAAAAATTGGCTTGGAGTTAAATAAATTTCTGATAAAAATTTTAGCTAATTCCCTGCTATATTTAATTGCACTTTTAAACAAAAGAGAATGAACTTCGCTTTCAATCGGTGATCTTATTATTTCTAAAAAGCAACCAACAAAATTACCATTCACATAGCATGAGTGGTATTTAAAAAATTCATTTTCAATTGGTTCTTTTGTATGCAACTCCCCGAAAGCAGAAAGAACATAATTATTTTGATAAAGCTGATTTCTTTCTATTTGCGAGGAATTATCAGAAACTTTTAGATTAACCAAAGTCAATCCTCCGATTCACACTCTTTTTCTTCCCACGCTTGGCAGGTTCTCAGGTTATGGCAAATGAAATCAAACTTATTGCAATAACCACGGCCACCGCCATCTTTGTCTAAATCATTTAGCGGTATCTTTTCCATTTTGGCCATCATCTCAGGAGTATTATCAAAATACTCGCAATTAGCGCAGAATCTTCTTCTGGCTTCTGATTCTGTAACACTCCATGCCTTGGATAGTTCATTCCAAAATTGTTTATTATCTTTTGGATAAATAGATGTTTTTTCCGGCCCAAGATGCCAATTAACCACGACCATTTCTAAATTTTTATTGTTTTCTTTTTCAGAAATAAATGGCTTTTCTGAAGGTATTCCAGAAAAAGAATATCCAATAAACTTTGGAGGCTTAATGTCTTTCATACAATTTCCCTACCTGATGCACTAATTGTTAATGATGATGCTGCACTTGCAAGCGTAGAAATAAAACCGCCATCCTCTATCACCTGACCGACAATTTCAGGGCAAATATAACATTCACCTACCGCTATTAACCTAGTATTTAACACTCGGTTTGATGTTGATGCTGAACCGCCAGACGGAATTAGATTAATGCTTAACGATACGTTTGCAGCAGAATTATTTGTTACTGTGAATTTATCTATAACGGTTTTACAGCCTGATGCCGTGTATTGCGCTACTTGTGAATTTTCAGCGAATTTTCTAGGAATAATGTTTTTTACTGTGATGGCCATTAGATTACCTGATAAGTTGCTGAAAAAGCATATTTTGCATTTGCGATATTAACCGCATTGAAACCAAACTCCAACACATCAGATGCAACGTTTGCAATAATCCCACCTGCATCTGAAAACCCTGTCGCAGTTGTAGCGAATGTTCCACCAGCGTTATTAACGGCAGAAAAATTACTTGCCACTGGGAGCGACATTCTGAGCACACACGCCCCTGCTGCTGTTGGGTCTATATCCACAGTGCCGCTAACGGTTACAACGGAACCAACGCGCATCCACTGGCATACAGCAGCCGTGCTTGCCGCCACGTTTGTAACGTTTGTTAGCGTCGGTGTATAAGTTCCAGATTTTAGAATCGGGCCAGCCTCCCACCGCAAATTTGTTGCGTTGTAGGTCAGCGAATTATCGGCCACCGGCGAGGGAAGATATACATTGTGCAATTCTTCAAGCTCATAGCCATTGTCTATCTTAACGAATATCTCGCCAACAGAAGCATGAACCCGCACCACAAATCCAACAATAACCAAATGATTGGGCGAGACTGGTTTTACTTTTGTGTATCCACCAGAGGTTAGAGGAGACAAGTAAAGCGTATCACCAGCAGTTAGGGCGTTGCCATCTGAATCCGTGATCGTGTTGAGTTTGCGAATCAAACCAGAGTTGATTACATAACCTTCAGCGCCGTTTGTTATCGACTCATCAACAAACCCGAATGTGTGATTAGACGTAGATTCTGCATTGGCCTGTGCGCGATTGATTTTTATTCGATTGCCCTGCGCGCCGGTAATCTGGACAACAGTACCGCGCGACATTGTTGTAGCCGCACCGTTAAAGCACAATTGAATTTCTTGCTGGCCGATTTTAAGCGTTGAGTTCCCGCCCCTTAAAACGAATTCAAGCGTACCATCGCCATCATCATAAAAAATTCGTCTGGCCTGTGAAACTGGAACAGAAGAAACAGGAAAATCTAAATAATCAAACTGCCTAGAATTTCCTGATATTTCTTCTGCATGATTTCCTGAGACTGAGCCTTGCAAATATGCCTCATTTGCCAAGTTTGTAAGCGTTATGATGTCAGCAGGCATAAGGTTGTAAACCTCATCCATGATTCTTTCAAATGCTTTGATGGTCTCATGGTTTGGCAAGAACTCAGCAAGTTGATTTCTAGTTAATGGTTGCTTTCTAGGCATTTAACGCCTCTATATTGGCTTCTAACCTCAGCATTGATATGTGGGCATCACTGGTGCCTGTGAACCGCTGCAAGCGCCAATTACGAAGTGCGCCTTGTTGAAACCAGACAATCCTTTTATTTGATTGCCCGATTGTTCCGGCTGACACAAATTTTTCCTGACTCCAGTTTTCCCCGTCTGTCGAATATGCCGTACTGATTGTTGGATTCTTTCCAAGTTCAACTCTACCGGTCAAGGAGACAAGTTCTAACTGATGGATTACCGCGCCTCGGCTTTCATTGTAAATAATAGAGGTTCCAAACTGCCAGGTTATTATTTGCCCGTAGTGCGTTGAAATTGAATCATCTAAATAACCATGCGCTGACGAGGTTGGGTCTCCACAAAGCCATTTGTTGTAACACCAGACAAAATTTCGCGCCCTATACTGGCCAACGTTTGTAATGCTGCTAACAAGTTTAAACCAGACGGGTGTTTGCAATGCGTTAGAGGCCATGCCATCGTATACCCAAGTTCTATCAGGCAAATGGATATACAAAAACTGATGTGACTTTGAGCCTCTTGACTCCATCACAACGTTTGCTAGTTGAGCCTCTGTATATGATGCTAACTCATAATCTATTTCTTGAGTTGATAGTTTCGTGCACTGCCCATTTGCGCCAATCCAAATTGCATTGTCTTCATGCCTACCGCCACCTAAAAAAGCCACAGTATCCATGTATACCGCACACGCTTGCGTGCCAATTGCACCGCGTTGAATCTGCGCGCCTTCAATACGTTCGAACGGGAACAATTCGCCACCCACGTTATCGAAAACCTCAATTGTGTGGCGGTTCAGAGCATATATTTCATTGCGCAATTTTAAGAGCGCTACTACTGGGTCTGGGTCTGCCTCAGATGAACCGTATTTCAATGGGTTTACTGACAACGGATTGTTCAATTCGGTAACCACTAAATACTGTCCATCCGTGGTCATAAAATAACCATCAACCCAGACAACGTCCACGACGGTTCCCAAATCGACGTCAGTCACCTGAACAAATGTAGTTCCGTTGTAATAGTAAAGAGCGCCACTAGATGCCACCGCCAAGCGATCAAAAGAATAGTCAAATGTAACCTGACCTGAACCGCCAACATCGCCAATAACAGTGTATGCGCCAACACTATCAATAGAAACTAATTTTGTCCCCATGACTCGATAACAAAGGCCGTTCCATTCAATTCCACCGCGATCAACACCAGTTCCAGAGCCAAACTGAGTAATGCCATCAGCTTGACGGTAATAGCCATTACTGACTCCGTTTTCTTTTGGAACGGGGATTAGATTTTGTGGGTATAAAGTTCGAACATTTGGCGCTCCATCTGTATATATGCCATTCAAAATTGGAATTTGCATTTGCAATACCTTTAATTGTGACTCCAGCCCAGACAATGCTTTTCTTCGTGAGCCTTTATGTAAATCGGTATTTCTTTTTCGTCAAAATTTGTAACAATAAAGCAAACATCTTTTGTGCTTAAAGCACATGCAATGATTTTTTGCATGAAGCCAACCTTAACGCCAAGTTCTCTACAAAACTTGTTGGGGTCATCATGTTTTACAAAAACTATTTTTTCGGATGGCTCTTGCGTTTTTTCCCATTGGAAATTTTCTAATGGCTTATATGCGCATGAGGATAGAAAAAAACACAATAAAAATAAAATTCTCACCACTTTTC